ACTAAACCCTTTAATAAATTTACTATCTCCGTTATCGGCACATTTACAACCTTTATTTTCTAAATTAACAATATATGTATATATTGCGATTAAAAGTATAACTATTAATAAATTCATAATTACACCTGCAATAAATGAACTATCTAAAAATGCCATATAGTATTCTATTATAATAAACCGAAAATAAAATATTTATATAAATTCAATATTATTAAAATCATTTCTTTTTTTTGGTTCTAAATATTTAATTTGTAAAAAATCAAATATTTCTTTTTCAGTTTTTAATTTTGGTGATATTTTTGTTTTAGATTTTAATCCATGTTCACTTAAAGAATAATTCATTTTTTTAGCAATTTTTCTTATTCCTATATTAAATTTATAAGAACCTGTAAAATATAATAATGAATATGGATATTCTATTTCCGGCGCAATAAGTATATCAATTCTCCTTACTATTTTATTTACTATACATAAACCCATAAATTTATATTTACCTAATGCTAATGTTTCTATTATATATTTTTTTTCTTTTAAATAATCAATAAAATCATTTAAATTAAAATTTTTATTTTCTTTTATTAATAAATCAATATCACCTATGGTTTTTAATTTTCTTCTATAACTACCTACAAAATCATATATAATATCATTATATTTATTTAATACATCAATAATAATATCATAATGTTTTTTATATTCTGTTAAATCAATTCTTTTTTGTAAATCATTATAATATTTTAAACCGATATATTGTTTAGAATTTAATAAATCTTTATTTTTTTTTAAATCATCAATAGAATTAATATTATATTTATTTAATAATTCATTAATTTTTTTAGGTCCTATGCCATAAATATTTAATAATGATTTTTTAAATTTATATAATTCATTATTATTTATATCTTCTACTTTTTGTATTTTATTTGTTTCAAATAATTCTTTAATTTTACCAGATATACTATCACCAACGCCTTTTATTTGTAAAAAATCATTAAATGTTAATATTGGTTTATAATTATCTAATAAATTTTCTATAACATTTTTATATGCTCTTGCTTTATAATAATTATTTTTTAATAATTCATTATTATATAATATTTCTAAATTGTGTATTATTATATTTGTATAATCTTTCATATTCTTTTTATTATAATGATAATAATTTATTTATATTTATCAATAAAATTTAATATTTTAAATTTAGTAGAATTTTCACAATTAGTTGTTATATCCCAATTAATAATTTTATTAATAATATTTTTATTAGGTCTTATATCTAATAATATATTAATTTGGTCTAATAATAAATCAACTATATGTTTATTTTCTTTAAAATCAGATATAGATCCTACTATTTTAAAATTTAAATCATCTATATTTTCTAATATATTTTCTTTTTTAAAAATATTACACCATGCTCTACATAAAGATAAATTATTTTTTTTCCATTTAACATATATACAATATTCATTATAATTATCTTCATTAAAAATATTTTTATTATTTAAAATATCAGTAGGTGGTAACCATTCTTTATTAGTAATATAATTATCCCAATAAATTTTAATATTTTCTTTAATATATTTTATATTAAATAAATATAAAACATCGATATATATATTATTTGATGATATTTTAATAAAATTCCATAATATATTAAATAATATTTTTATAAAATTATCATTTATTTTATCTAAAAATATTTTTATTTTATTATATATTATTTCCTTATTTACATCGGTCAATTTATTTAAATAACTTGTAAATTCTTTTTTACATTTAGTTTCATCTGTAAAATCAAATGAAATTAAATGCGGTCTTGTTCTACTTTTATTATTTTTTTTTGTTGTTGCCATTATTTTCTTTTTTTCCCATAAACTACGAGCATCAAAATTAGAAGCAAAACAATTATAATTATTTAATAAATCATCTGATTTTTTAATTAAATAAGGTGGTATATTATCAATATTATGTAATAACAGACAATCTTTAAAAATTAAATAATTTATTTTTATATATCCTAAATCTTCATTCATAATTGGATAAAAATATATATTTATTCTTATATAATAAAAAAAATATTTTTATTATATAAGAATTAAATTTATTTTATTTTCATATATGAATCCTATTATATATTTTTTTAATGATATCAATGAAATATATAATAATATATCTATATATCGAGGTATTTTAATAGTTAAAAATAATAAAGAAGCAAGATATATAATTAAATTACTTAAAAATCATGATTATGACCCTATACTTATTAAAAACCATAATATTGATAAAAATTATAGATTATTTGTTATAACATTAAATAATATAAATTTTTTAAATTATATTGATAAAAATGATTACAATTTTATAGCATATAATTATTATACTATAAAATGAACTTTATTTATATTTAAATTATTTTGTACTGGTATTGGATTAGTATTAAAATTTTTTTTAGTAAATAAAAACATATCAAATATTAATGCTATTACACATAATAACATTAATGCTCCGAGTTTTATATCCCAAATAAATAAATAATAATTAATTATAAATATTACTATAAACATCCAATTATGTTCATATGGCTCTAATATATAATGCGGATATGGTATTGATGGTCTTAATCCATAAATTAATAAATATGCTGAAAAAAATCCTATTAAAATATATTTTATAAATTCTTCAATCATTTTACTTATTCTATAACATTAAATTAAATTTTTTCTTTTCATTAAATATTATAGAATAATATGATTGAATTTTCAATGATAGAAGAAGCATATCCAAATTCATTTCTTATTAATAAAAAAAAAAAGGTTAAAGAACCATTTATGAATGATTATAATAATAATGCCGATTGTTATAATAAAAAAAAATATGATATCAATATGCCTAGTTGTCCTGATAAAAATGAAAAATTTTCTAATAAAAATAGTTGTGAACCATTACAAGCACCTGTATATAATGTACCAATAGATGATTTATCTAAAAAAAATTTTAATGAGGCATTAAAAGTATCTGGTATTAATAATAATAATAATGATTTTAATTTTAAATTTACGGACGAAATGTCTAACACTAATAATATTGTTAAACCTTATTTTAATAATGACTTAGATGTATATTTAAATTTTAATGATAGTAATAATATTATTAAAAATACTAATAATACTAATAATGATAATGATATTATATTAAATAAATTAAATAGTTATTTAAACTTATTTGATTTTAATGACGACGATAATGATACGGTTAATAATATAAATACTAATAATATAAATACAAATGCTAATAATATTGATACATTTTATAAATCTTTAATAAATTTATGTATTTTTATATTTATTGGTATAATAATAATAATAATATGCGATCAAATAACAAAATTGGCATTTATTGTAAGTATGAATGAAATTAAAAATAATATATATAATAATAATATTAATACTAATATTATATGAAAAAAATAACTCATTTAATATTTTCTGGTAATGGATTTAATTCATTAAGTTTATTAGGTGTATTACGATATATTTATTTTAATAAATTAGAAGAGAATATACATAATGTTGCAGGTACATCTATGGGATCTTTTTTTTGTTTAGCATTTGCTTTAAAAATACCATTTGAAGAATTAGAAATTATGATAAACGAATTTATTATTAATGAAGATAATTTAATTATAAAAAAAGAAGATTTTAATAATTTATTTATTAAAAATGGATTAGATAAAACTATTATATATTTAAATAGTTTTAAAAATTATATTAAAAAAAAATATGATTTAGATGATATGACATTTATAGAATTATCAAAAAAAACAGGTATAAATTTATATGTTAGTAGTGTAAATATAAATAAATGTGAAAATGTAATTTTTAATATTAATGATACACCTAATGTATCTATATTTGATGCGGTTGCGTCATCTATGTCTATTCCATTTATATCAGAACCTGTATTAATAGATGGTTATTATTATATAGATGGTGCATTAATAAATAATTTTCCAATAGAAGTATTTAAAAATATACCAAATGATAATATATTAGGAGTTATATATATTATAGATAAAAATTATAAATCAAATGAAATACCAAAAGATACTTATATTCCTTTATTAACATATTCATTACAAGTATTACATATATTAATTTGTAATACTACAAAAATATCATTAATTTCTAAATTTAATGAGGATAATGTAAATGATTATTTAATTATAAGAGATAGTCATATGGATGGTCCTATTTCTTTTTTTTTAAATAAAGATTACATTAAAAAAAAATTAACAGTTAATGATATTGATAAATTTATATTTCAAGGATATAAAGAAATTCATAATTATATGAATAAATATTTAGAACTTTAATACTGAGAGTACATTTCTTAAATTTTGAAAAATAAAATTAATTTACTTTAAAGTAAAAAATAAAAAAATAATAAAAAACATAAAATGTACTCTTCCTTATAATTCTTTAATAATTTATTCTATTAATTTTAATTTATATTTAGGATCTATTTCAGATGGGTCCCATGATATATATATAATATTATTTACATTTGTTAATCTATATACAAATAATCCTGATTTTTTTAAACATTTTATTATATATTCTATACATATATCTATATTATATAATGGATACCCTAATATAATAAATGGTATTTCATAAAATAATTTCATTCCGCCAGCATTTGCTATTTTTTTAATTTTTATATGACATTTATCTAAAATAATATCAAATGTTTTATTATTACATAAATCTTTTTTTCTCTTAATTGTATATAATTCTGTTAAAGATATATTTGGTGGCATTTTACTTTATTATTAATTATTATATTTTATTTTGAATTTTTTTGTGCAAATTCTAATAAATCTTTTACTGTTCTTTTTGAACCGTCTAATGTATCTATTAATTCATTATTTTTTACAGCAACTACTGTTGGCGTTCCATGTATTTTAAATTTATTTGCTTTTTCTTGTCCTTTTCCATTATCATTTAAATCATATTTAATAGTTGTATAATTATCAGTTTTTGTTTTTATAAATTCTTCCCACATTGGATTAAATGATTCACAAAAATGACATTTTTCCATATAATAATATTCAATTGATGTTTTACTATTATTTGTAAATCTTTCAAATAAATTTAAAGGTTTTGCTAATTTTATAAAAATTATACCTCCAAAAATGCAAATAATTAATAATATTAATATTAAAACATACGATGATTTATACGAATTACCGCCTTTATATCTTAAACCCATTTATATACTATTATTATAGTATATTATATTTTTTATTATATATAAAAATATGATGTAATAAAAATAAAAATAATAAAAATAATAAAAATAATAAAAATAATAAGAATAATAAAGATAATGAGTATAATAGACCCTTTAACAATATTATCTATTATTTTTATGCAAATTGGATCGCGTCATTTAGATATAGAACTTACACCATTACAAAAAAAAATGTTAAAAAATAAATATGTACAATTTGTTATATTATTTTCAATTATTTATATAACTACTAGAAGTTTTATAAAAACTTTTATTATTATTGGTGTTTTATATATTTTTTTATTTGTTCTTTTTAACGAAAATCATAAATTAAATATTATATCCATTAATTTATTACATAATGAAGGATTAATTAGTAAATATAATATAAAAGAAATTTATTATAATACATTAAATAATTTAATTTAATGTATTATAATAAATTATTTAATGTATTTGTTGATGGTTTTACCCAATATGATTTATTAGAACTCGTTCTAACATGTAACATACTATAATAATAATATACAAATATTGCTAATAATATTAATATTAATGATAATACTAATACTACTGTTGTATATTGAGGATATGTTAAATTTAGTATAGTTGCTATACTTATAATTAATGCTATATTAATTATTAAAGAAATAGTACTTAAATTCTTTTTATATGTTATATTTACAATATCTGCATCATTATATGATATTACTTTATATTTTTTAAATTCTTCTTCTTTATTTTTAAATATTTTATCTTCTTTTTTAATTTTTGGTTGAAGTATTTCTTGAGCTATACCATTTCTGGTATTAGTCATTATTAAATTTAAATAACCTAACATAGTATTAAAATCATTTACATATATATAATTAGGATATGTATCAGGTAATTCGGTAACATCAAATTTTTCAAATCTAGTTTGAAAATATAATAAATTTATATATAAAAATGTGAATAATACTATTATAAATATAAATATAGACATTGGATATGTTATTGATTTATCATTTACTAAATATATAAATAAATTTCCTATAATAGCAATTGTAAATATTATTATACATAATATTTCAATATAATTAGATGATACTAGTTTTTTTGTTTTAGTTTGATAATCATTATAACTTTGTTTTATACTACTTCCTGTTTTATTTATATTACTATTATGATCATTTATTGAATACATCGTTTTTATTATATCATCAGTTACTACATTTGCGTTATTTTTAATATTTGATATTTTAGTATTTAATGCTGTTTTTACTTGGTTAAAAACAGCATTATTATTTGTTATTAAAGATGTTACAGTACCTTTTTCAAAAGATACTGGATTAATTTTAGCATTTGTTATATTAAAATTTAAATTTAATGTATTAAGCGCATTTTGTATTGTTGTATTATTTTCATAAAGTATTTCTGATTTTGTTAATGCTTTAACTGTTACAAAATTATCTGTTCCAGATATATAATATGCATAATCACTTGATGTATTATTTGTAATATATGCAGTACTTCCTTTGATTATATTATAATCTGCTGTTTTTACAACATATAAATTATTAGGTACAAATTTTAATATTATAGGTTCAGAAGAATCAGACTCAATAATTTCTTCTGATGTTTTAATATAAGAAACATTAATATTATTATTTACACTATATATATCTATATTAAGATTATTAGCAGCATTATTTTTTTTATAATTTATAAAAGATATAACTTTATTTTCAGGTAAAGTAGGATTACCATATAATTGTATTATATTTTGTGGTGTATTTGTTATATTTATTAAATATATTTTAGTAGTAATAAATAATGTTGTATATATAGTATCTGTTAAACCAGTTTTAAATATTAAAATTTTTTTAATATTATCCCATAAAGCAACACCTGTTGTTTCAGTATATAAATGATTTTGTGATAAATAAGTTTGATTATTTATAATATTATCATCAAATGTTGTAAAATTATCTAATTTAATATAATATGTAGTATTTGGTTTAACATTTATAATTTCTTTTATAGAACTATCAGTATTAAAATTAATTTTTAAATCATTTACATATTTAAAATCATAAATTTTAGGCTTATTAATTAATGTTGATGTATTGCCAATAGATGGTATATATATAAATCTATTATTTATATTATAATTATTACAATCGAGAATACTATTTAATAAAGATATACTTGTATCATAATAAGTAGTATCAATATTATATACACCATTATTTGATAATACTTTATAATAACCAGTAGATGCTAGAGTATTTGATAATTTTAAAATTTTATTATATGATGATAAATCTGAATTTGAAGGATTATATATAATATCATCGCTAGTCGTTGTTGTTGTGGAATCTAAACTATTTTTAATTAATAAATTATTAATTTGTGCTAATAATACATTATTATACATTAATCTACAAATTTTATAATAATTTGCAAAATTTACATGTTGTATAGTATCATTATTTTTAATAAAATTTATATGTTTTATAAATGTATTTTTAATTGAAATAAACATATCATTAATTGAATTTAAATCAGCATCTTGTGGTTTATTATTTATATTTTTAATTATATTATTACTAGTAGTAATATCAGTAATAGTAGTAATATCTTTTAAAACAATAATTATATTATTACTATTATATTTCCAAATATTATTAGTATCTTTATAATATCTTAAAACAAATTTAATACCATATTTAAAATTATTATATTTATCTTCTTTACTTACATTTATATTTTTTAAGTGATCATATAATTGAAATAAAATATCTAATAAAAATAAATATTTTATAGTTTGTTGTGATGCATAATATGATATATCAAAATCACAAAGATCCACGGTATTATTTTTATCAATTTTTCTAAGATTATAATCATAATAAGTAATATTATTATTTAAACAATATGAAAAATCACCAATTTTATATTTAGCTGTTATATTTAATAATTTTTCTAAATCACTTTGACTAATCTTATTATTTAATAAATAATCATTAAATATTATTTTTGTCATTAAATCATCTTCTGTTGTATTAGAAGCATTAATACTATCCAAATTACTATATAATATTAAATTCTCTTGAGTTAAATATGAAAAAATATTTTCAGCAGGTAGTACATTAGAATCTACACCATAACTTTTTGTTATAAAAGTATGATAATTAGATAAACTATTATAATAACTAGAATTTGTCATTTATATTCTATCAATAACTTATATTTTTATATAAAGAAAAAAAATAAAAAATGATTAATTTATATTTAAAAATAACTATATAATTAAGAGATATGTCTATATATGCAGAATTATCTTATAATAATCAAAAAGTTGAAATACAACAAGTACAAGGAATACAATTTAGTGTATTGGGTCCTGATGAAATTATTAAAAGATCAGTTGTTGAGGTAAATAGAACTGATACATACGCGGGTAGTGAACCTATTGTTGGTGGTTTATTTGATTCTCGTATGGGGGTATTAGAACATAATAAAATATGTACTACATGCGAACAAAAAAATATTTTCTGTCCTGGTCATTTCGGACATATTACATTAGCAAGACCTGTATTTCATGCTATGTTTTTCGATATGGTAAGAAAAATATTAAAATGTGTATGTTATAGATGTTCTAGAATATTAATATCTCTAAATACTACCAATAAAGATCTTAAAAATGATATGCAAAAAATTATGTTAATTAAAAATAATCAAAAAAGATGGGATACATATTTTAAATTATGTAATACTAGTACTAAAATTAAAAATTGCGGCGATGATGGTTGTATTGGTTGTAATGCTGTACAACCATCACGATATAATAAAGATGGTGCTATGAAAATTATTGCTGAATGGAAAGATAAAGTACAAAAAGGAGAAGAAACAAAAGTTACGCAACTTGAATTTCCAGCGGAAGAAGTTTTAAGAATTTTTAAAAGAATTACCGAAGAAGATATGGAAGTTATGGGATTTAATCCTAAATGGAATAGACCGGAATGGATGATTTGTACGGTTTTACCAGTTCCTCCACCAGCAGTTCGTCCTAGTATCATTGAAGAAAATGGACAACGCAGAGAAGATGATTTAACACATAAATTAAGTGATATTATTAAAACTAATAATAATATTAATGATAAAATTAAAAGAGGTGCATCTGAAGATACTATTAAACTTATTACTATGGTTTTACAATATCATATATTTACATTTATTGATAATCAAATACCTGGGTTAGCACCATCACAACAACGAAATGGTCGTAAATTAAAATCTGTTTCTGACCGTATGAAAAAGAAAGAAGGTAGAATTAGAGGTAATTTAAATGGTAAAAGAGTTGATCAATCTGCTAGATCTGTAATTACTCCTGACCCATATATTAGTATTGATGAATTAGGAGTACCTATTAGAATTGCATTAAATATTACTTTTCCTGAAACTGTTAATAATTATAATGTTGAAGAATTAAGAAAATTAATTAAAAATGGACCAGATCAATGGCCTGGTGCTAAATATATTAAAAAAGCACATGATTCTATTACTATTAATTTAAAATACGCGGATCTTAATAAAATTAGTTTAGAATTAAAAAATGGTGATATTGTTCATCGTCATTTAACTAATGGTGATTATATTCTATTCAATCGTCAACCATCTCTACATAAAATGTCTATGATGTGTCATAAAGTTATTATTATGCCTTATCAAACTTTTAGATTAAATGTTTTAGATACACCGCCATATAATGCTGATTTTGATGGTGATGAAATGAATTTACATTGTCCTCAAAATATTCAAACTATGAGTGAATTAAAAGATATTGCGGCTGTACCTTATTTAATTATTGCACCTAGAGATGGAAAACCTATTATTGAAATTGTACAAGATACTTTATTAGGTTCTTTCCGTTTAACAAATGACGATACTTTAATTCAAGATAAACAAATGGCTAATTTACAAATGATTAATAGTTATTTTAAAGGATATTTAGATCCTCCTAATGATGAATTTAAATATACTGGTAAAGAAGCTTATTCTCAAATTTTACCTCCTAGTTTATTTATTAATAGAAAAAATAAAGCAGACCAAGTATTTAATGTTGATAATAGTAAAATTACATCTGGCACATTAGATAAAACTGTGTTTCATGGTATTACTACTGGTTTAATTCCAATTATCTTTCATGATTATGGACCTATTGAAACTAAAAAATTCTTAGATAATACACAAAGATTAATTTGTAGATGGTTATTAACTTCTGGTTTCAGTGTTGGTATTAGTGATTTAGTTACTGATGCACAAACTGATGATAAACTTAAAAGTAAAATTAGAGAAATGAAAGCTAAAGCATATGCTAAATTAGATGAAATTAGAAGAGGTATGTTAGATAATAATAGTATATTTAATAATGAAGAATTTATTGAAAGAGAAATTATTGGAATTCTTAATGAAACTACTAGTGAAGTTGGTAAAATTGGATTACAACAAATTAATGAAAAAACTAATAGAATGATTAATATGGTTAAATCTGGTTCTAAAGGTAAAGAAACTAATGTTGCACAAATGATTGCTTGTGTTGGACAGCAAAATGTTGATGGTAAAAGAATTAATTATGGTTTTACTGATAGAACATTACCACATTTTACTAAATATGATGATGGTCCTGATGCAAGAGGATTTGTTGAAAATAGTTTTATATCTGGATTATCACCACAAGAAGTATTCTTTCATGCTATGGGTGGTAGAGAAGGTTTAATTGATACAGCAGTAAAATCAGTATCTGGTGATACAAAAATTGTAGTAATTGAAGATGGAGAAGCAAAATGTGTAAATATTGGAAAATGGATAGATGAAAAAATGGATAAATTAGAAAATAAAAAAGAAATTGAATTATCTGGACCTGAAGAAATGAATATGGAATTCTTAAAATTAAAAAATAAAGTATATATTTCAACAATTGATAATAATGGTAATAATTCATGGGGTGAATTAACAGCAGTAACCAGACATGACCCAGGTGAAATATTATATGAAATTACAACAAAAAGTGGAAGAAATGTAATTATTCCAAATTCAAAAACATTATTAATATGGAACGGTAAAGAATTTGAAGCAAGAAAAACATCAGAAGTAAAAATTAATGATATTGTTCCAACAACAATGAATTTATCAAAACCACCAATAATTATTAATGAATTTGATATGAGTAAATATTTTCCAAAAGATGAATATATTTACGGTTCTGATTTTAATAAAGCTAAACAATTATATTTAGAAGAAATTGAAAAAGTAGAAAAAGCAGGAAAAAGTAAAATTACAAGAGGATGGTATGAAAAAAATAATGGAAAAATTTTTACAATTCCGTATGATAGTACTATTAGATTTGCAAGAGCAGCAATTAGTGGTAGATCTAATACTGAAAATATTAAAGAAGGTTCAATTTATCCTTATGGTGCTACAAGATGTCATTCACATTTACCTGAAAAATTTGAATTAAATATGGAAAATGGTATATTCATAGGATTATTTTTAGCAGATGGAAATGCAAGAGATTTTGAAGGAAGTGTTGCAATTACAAAACAAGAAGAAAGTATTAAAACATTTGTAACTAATTGGTTTGATAAATATAAAATTACACACAGAGAAACAATTAAAATTATAGAAAAAAATGATGAAGGGTTAATTGTGGGAAAAACAACTACTATTGTAGGCAATTCATCATTATTTGCAAGATTTTTAGATCAATTTGTAGGAACAAATTGTTATGATAAACATATTCCGGAAATTGCATATAATGCACCAGATGAATTTATATTAGGATTATTAAATGGTTATTTTTCTGGAGATGGAAGTGTTGGAATTGATGGATCAATTTCAGCAACATCAGCATCAAATGATTTAATATTAGGAATTAATTATTTATGTAATCGTATAGGAATATTTAGTAAATTATCAAAATCAAAACATACAACAACTAATTTAAAAACAGAAATTGATAAATTAGCTATTATTAATATAATTTCAATTAGAGCTCAGTGGGCTAAAATATTTACTCAAAAAATTAATTTAATTAGTAATTTTAAAAATGAAAGATTAAAAGTAAATTTAGATAAAACAAATTTACATAAAAATTATGATCAATATAAAGATATAGTATTTGATAGTATTAAATCTATTAATATTTTATCTGAAACTGATAAAATTAAATATAATAAACTTTATGATGTAACAATACCATCAACTTTAAATTTCTCAATCCTAAATGGTCTCAGTATGTACGACACATCCGAAACGGGTTACATCCAACGGAGATTAGTGAAAGCAATGGAAGATGCGAAAATATATTATGATAATACAGTAAGAAGTGCAACAGGATCAATTATTCAATTTATTTATGGAGAAGATGGTATGGATGGATGCAAAATAGAAACACAAATAATACCAACTATTAATATGGATATATTACAAATAGAACAAGAATATCATTTACGCGAAAGTGATAAATTAAAATTATTTACAACTGATGCAACATATAAATCAATTACGCCAAATACTTATAAAAGATGTAATGAACATTTTAAAAATTTATTAGAAGATAAAGAATTTCTTATTAAATATATATTTAATAATACTAAAAATAAAATTATTAATTATCCTATACCATTTGATAGAATTATTAAAACATCAATTAAAAGAAAAGAAAGTGCTAATATTAAAAGTGTTTTAACTGATTTAAGTCCAGATTATATTTTAGATACTATTGATAAAATAAAATTAGATTTATATATTAAAGACCAGACACAAGGTACTAAATTCTTTGAAATTTTATTAAGATTATATTTAGCTCCTAAAAAATTAATTTTAGAATATCATTTAACTAAAGATATATTTGATTGGATTGTTCTTCAAATTTATGAATATTATAAAGAAGCTATTGTACAACCTGGTGAAATGGTTGGTATTATTGCTGCACAAACTATTGGTGAAATGGGTACTCAAATGACATTAGACTCATTTCATGTTTCTGGTACTGCTGCTGCTGTTAAAGCAACTAGTGGGGTACCTCGATTAAAAGAAATTTTAAGTGCTACTAAAAAAACTAAAACTCCTACTTTAATTATTTATATGAAAGATGATGTTGCTACTGTAACTAATCCTATTATGGACGAAGACAATATTGATAGTTCTGATGTTAGAATTGAAAAAACTAAAAGTACAGCAATGAATATTAAAAATAGTATTGAAATTACTAAATTAGCTGATATTTTAGAATATAGCGAAATTTATTGGGATAATGGCAATTTAGATACTTCTATTGAAAGTGATGTAGGTATTATTGAAGTTTATAAAGCATTTTATAGTATTGATTCTTCTACTAATAAATGTAGAAGCAATTCATCTTGGGTATTAAGAATGAAATTTAATAAAGAAAAAATGAATTCTTACGGGTTACGAATGATTGATATTTATACTAAATTAAATTTAGCATATGATAAATATATTGATTGTGTTTATAGTGATGATAATGCTGATGAATGTATATTTAGAATTCAAATTACAGATTTAGCATTAAAAGATATTGATAATAAAGATGAAATAGCAGCAATTAAAGCTATGGAACATAATTTAGTTTATCAAGTATTATTAAAAGGCGTTAAAGGTATTAATAAAGTTTCTCTTAATAAAAAGAAATATGATAGATATAATGTTAATACTCAAAAATTTGATAAAATTATTGAATGGGTTTTAGATACTGATGGTACTAATTTAATGGAAATTTTATCTAATCCTAATATTGATTCTACCAGAACTACTTCTAATGATATTAGAGAAATTTATGAAGTATTAGGAGTTGAAGCTGCAAGAAATGCTTTATATAATGAATTAATTAATGTTACTAGTGAAGGTTCAATTAATTATAGACATTTATCTTTATTAATTGATACTATGACTTATAAAGGTCAATTAATGTCTATTGATAGACATGGTATTAATAGAGGTGATATTGGTCCTCTCGCTAAATGTTCTTTTGAAGAAACTACCGATATGTTAATTAATGCTAGTATATTTTCTGAATATGATAATGTTAATGGTGTATCAGCTAATGTAATGTTAGGACAACAACCACCATGTGGTACAGGTGATAGTCAAATTATATTAGACGAAGAAAGATTATTAGAATTATTAAAAGATGTTAAACAATTAGATAATATTGAAGAAGAAATATATGAAGATGATGACGATAATGAAAATCATTGTAATGAAGATAATATCGCATTTAATTTTAAATTACCAAAAGAAGATAAATGTTTTAAAATAAAAGAACAATCTATTAATATTAAATAATAGTTATAAATAGAAATAAAATAATATGAATAATATACAATTTGGTAAGCCAAATTATGGAATAAATTTTTTATCTAATAGTAATAATAGTAATATAAAAGAATTTTCTAGTAGAAATCCAAGTACAGCTAAATTACTTCGTCCTAATAATTTAAGAGATTTAAAAATATCAAAAATAAAACCATTAGACGCAACACCTATAGGAAAAATAATAGAACAAAAAACACCACCAAATAATCCAAATAGTAGTATTAGAGATAATATTAGTTTAAGACATTTAATTAATAGTAATAAACCTGTATTATCTAGTGATATAGAAAAATTACAAATAAATTTACAAAATACAGCTGAAATAGTTAAACCTCCTGATTTAACAGACTATCGTAACTTAATAACACGACAACAAAATGCTATGAAAAAAAGAGATGGATCATTATTTAATTTTGGAGGTAAAATATATGGAGAAGGATATAAAGGATTAGTAAAAGATGTTTTATATAAAAAAAGAGATAATAAAACATTATTTTATGATATAAGTAAAAGTAGTAATAATAAAATAAAATTATTTGGAAAAAATAAAATAATATTAAAAGAAAAAAATAATATAATAAATTTAATTAAAAATAGAAATGATTTAATAGTTAAAAAATTTAAAAGTTATTTATGGTTTTTAAATGATGATATTCATAATTTCAAAAATGAATTAACAGGGTTTTATGAGTTAATTAACAATTTTGGTATTAATAATATTAAAAAATATACTACTATTAAACCATTAACTATTATTAATAATCATGAAATTTATGGTATAAAAATAGATAATAGTTATTATACATTTGCCGAGAAATGTAATAATACATTAGATAATATTAAATTAAATCAAAAATTATTTAATCAATTTATTAAAGATATAATGAAAATTTTAATAATATTAAAAAAAAATCATTATTATCATAATGATTTAAAACCTGATAATATTATATATTGTGATAATACATTTAAATTAATTGATTGGGAATTATCTCGTAAAATTAAAAATAAACCAGATTCTATATTATATAATGGTACTTTATTATTTAATCATCCAATTAAATTATATATTAAAGGAATACCATCTTTTATTTGTAAATTAACAATGGATTTACCTTTATTATTTAATAAAAAATTTAAATGGATTGGAAAACTTAAATGTTTTAATGAATATAAAAAACGCACTTTAGATAGTTTTGACCGTATTTTAAAATTAAATTTATCTTCTGAAAAGATGCATAAATTATTTACAAAATATTTTGATAATTATGCGTTTGCGTTAAATATAGCTTTTTTAGCAGAAAAAAACAAATTAAAAGAACCAAAAGATATAATAGATAAATTAATGAAACCATTAGAATATCCAAAAATATAAATTATTATCAAAAATAAAAAAAATTTAATTCATTATATAAATAATTTGAATAACACCAAAAGAAGAACAAAAAATTATTTTTTTTAATTATATTTAATATTTAGAATATAAATAATAAATGTTAAAAGGAGGTAAAAAAATTGGCGAAGGAATTAAAGGATATGTAAATGATGTTGCATATATAAAAGGAGATCATAATACATTATATTATGATTTAAATAACAATAAATATAAATATTTAAAGTTATATGGTATAAATAAAGGAAAACATATAATAAAAGAATATGAAATAAATAAAATAATAAATATAATAAAAGATAGAAATGATTTAATAGTTAAAAAATTTACAAATAATTTATGGTTTATAGGTAATACAAGTAAATTTAATTTTAAAAATGAATTAGCAGGATATTTAGAAATAATAAAAATATTTGGTAATAATATTAAAAAATATACAGCAATAAAACCATTAGGTTTATATAAAAGAGTTAATATTTATGGTTTATCAACTAAAAGACATTATTATACATTTGCTGAGAAATGTAATAATACATTAGATAATATTAAATTAGACCAAAAATTATTTAATCAATTTATTGAAGATATATTAAATGTTTTAAAATTACTTAAAAAAAATCATTATTTACACAATGATTTAAAACCTGATAATATGATGTATTGTAATAATACATTTAAATTAATTGATTGGGAATTATCTCGTATGATTAAAAATAAACCAGATTCTATTATTTATGGAGGTACTGCTGTATTTAATCATCCAATTAAATATTATTTAAAAGGTATGCCTGCATTTATTTGTAAAAATTTAATGGATATTGAAATTTATGTATATAATAAACACAAATGGATTGGAAAACTTAAATGTTTTAATGAATATAAAAAACGCACTTTAGATAGTTTTGATCGTATTTTAAAATTAAATTTATCTTCTGAAAAGATGCATAAATTATTTACAAAATATTTTGATAATTATGCATTTGCTTTAAATATAGCATTTTTAGCAGAAAAAAACAAATTAAAACCACCACAAGAACTAATAAATAAACTAATGAAACCATTAGAATATCCAATAATAAAATAAAATATTATAATAAATATTATAATTTATATGAGTGCTAAATCTAAATCTAATTCTAATGATAACGTTGTTAATTTTGTTAATGAAGATGAAGAATATGATATTACATTATTTAATGATGACGATGTTATGATTAATATTAAAAAATATGGCGATTATTTAAATTATATAATAAAACATAATTCAATAGAAGGTATTTCACCAAACTTAAAAAATATAAAATACAATGATATTCTTAATTTTTTAGATAAAAATAAAAATATATTATCTTATACTGAACAAACTGCTGACACTAATAAAGAAAAATTATATAAAATTATACTAAAACTAAATATTAAAAAAAATTACTACAACAAATAATAAACTATCTATGGGATACGAAACTACATATGACGCAAAAATATCAAAAATAGTTGGAAAAAATATAAATGATTTTTATTTTGATACAAACGAAGTAGTTTATGATAATACTCATGATGATATGACATCAGTAAAAGATTTTTCAACATCAGAAGGTGGTAATATAAATAAATTAAAATCAACTAAAAAGAAAGTAAAGATTTTATATAATAAAAAAGAAATAGAAAGAACAATTTATATTAATAAAAGAGGAACAAAATATGTAAAAATTAATAAAGAATATAAATTATTATCAAAATTAAAAAAAATTTAATATTATTTTTATAATAATCAAAAAATATAAAAATATTATTAAATTTATATATTATTTACATTTAATAGAAATATATAAATGTCTTCTTCTTCTAAATTATCTGATATAAAAGAAGAGATATTTAAAATACCAATTGATATACAATTAGAAGCAGAAGCAGAAGCAGAATTAGAAATAAATAAATCAAATATAATAAAATTGCCTTTTAAATCACATGATAATGGTTTAATTATAGAAAAATTTAACCAATTTAATAATTTAACTTTAATAATAAAAACAGAACATGAAACTAAAATAATTATTTATGAAAATATAATAAAACAAAATTACAAAATAATTGACCCAAAATACGAAATATCAAATATAATAGATTATCGAAAACCAAAAAAAAATACTATTATACCGGAAAATGATTATTTAACGTATATTAAATTATCATTAAATATATTAAAATTTTTATTTAAACAAATAAAAATTTTAGAAAAAATAATAAAGATATTAAATGATAGTGATAATAATGATTATATTAAAATAATTAATTATTTAATAAATATATTAAATGATTTTATAATAAATACTTTAAAAGATAGATTATTTAAAATGAAAGTACAAAGATATGGTTATATTCGTGGTTATTTTATAACTACTTTAAACAAATACTTTATAAAAACTAAAGAAATTAAAGAAGGTATAGAAAATAATAAAATAAATATTAATTTATTAATTAATAAATTTAGAAAAGATAAAAGTATATCATTATTAAAATCAAAATCAAAATCAAGTAACGTTAATATTAGCACCGATAATTATTCTAATATATTTTTATTAATATATATAAAATTATTTAATAAAAATAAAATTAATAAATTAAAGGAAGATTTAAATAAAGTTAATGAATATAGAACGACTCAAATATCACATGTTCTAAGTAAATTTGGTATAAATAAATCACAAACAAGAAAACAAACAAAATTACCATTAAGATCACAAACAAAATCACAAACAAAATCACAAACAAAAACACAAACAAGAAACGATGTATTATTAAGTACCGCAGAAAATAAACTTAACCAGTCTAAAGCTAACGCAGAGAAAATTTTATCTAATATAATAAATAGATCTAAAATAAGATCTCAACGACCAACATAATTACTTATAATTTGAGATGTGCTTCTACAAGATATTTAATATTTAAAGGGGTATCTTTATATTGCATAAAAATAGAATTGGAAGTTATTTTATCAGTAGTTTCAATAATAATATTATAAATAGATTTAATAGTATCATCGGTTTTATTTAAAATAATTAAAGGTCTATCTTCCATAATATTAGGCGCTTTAAAGAAAGTAGAAGATAAAATTAAATCATCAATATCACCTCTAACTAAATCATTTTTAAATTTACCATATTTACCTCTATGTATAATTAAAATATTAATATTTAATAATTCTGATATAGATAATATATTAATATCATTAGTATATAAATTATTATTAGTAATAATAATTTTAAGAATATCTAAATGTTCAGCAGGAGTTTTTTCAGTATAATAATTATCCCAAAATAATTGTATAGTTTTAAATTTTTTTTTAATAAGTCTATTCCATTCATTAAAATAGGAAGGGTCACTTAAAATTTCAAACATACCAACTTTGTTTTCTAAAATTTCAGCTAATTTAATATTGCTAACTTTTTTAACTTCATCATAAGTAGTAGTAATAGATAAAAAATTAGATAACCAATTATAAAATTCAGGAATAGTATTAATATTATAATTAGAACATTTAATAATAGTCATATTAGTCCATTTACTTTTTTTATGCATAATCCATTTAGTTTTTAATTTTTCATCAGAACCAATAAAAATAGAAGGTAAATCTTCAACACTATCAATAATTTTATTATTGATAATATAATCTTCAGAAACAAATTTATTTAAATCATAAGAAGGAGTAGATTTATGAAATAATAATAATTTAGGAGGAATACCGTTTAAAAGAGATAATTGAGAAAATATAAATTCTTTATTATTTTCAATAATAATATTATTATTATATTTAATATGATATTTATTATAATAAATAATATTATTAATATAACTACGAATATGATTAATAGAAAATAAAGGTAATTCTTCTAAAATAATTCTAATTTTTTTAATATTAGGATTAGTGGAAAATAATTTAAGTAAATTATTAATTCTATCTTTTTTATTAATAGTAAGTAATTCTTTAATCTTATTATCATTTAATTTATTAATTAAAATAGAAGCAACATATTGTTGTAATTGAAACCATTTTTTAGAAGAATTATTTAAATTAGAAGATGATTTATAAATATCATCATTTAATCTAACATGAATAATATTATTATTCAAATTTCTTTTAGGAATAGTTAAAGTAGTATAATATTCGACAGCATCTTCTTTAATACCATCATTTAATTTACCTAAATCAAAATTAATATTTAAAGATTTAATTTTTAAAACAAAAATGTTAAGATCGCTAGTTAAAATATTAATTTTTAATTTAGTATCAATAATGTCATCATAAAATATAATTTTGGTAATATCTAAATTTTTAATTAAAGTAGGTAAAAAACTAATATTAATAGGATTAATAATAATAAAAATATTACCAATTGTAATTAATCTATCAATAGTTAAATCATTATTGATAACAACAGTATTAATAATAAATTTTTTAGAATTTTTCAAAATATTAGTTTTAGTCCATTGATGTAAAGTATAAATATTATTGTAAATTTTATTATTAACATCAAATGATTTTTTTAAAATACTACATTGACTAATAAGTTTTTTAATATTAGGATATTCATTTAATTTAATTAATTTTTCACCATCCTGCCCTCTTATTTTTAATTCAATAGGCTCATAAAACTTATTATCTTTTAATAACATTAAAACATTAGGATTTAAATTCATACTAGCAATAATATCTTCAAAACAAGAATAATAAGGACATACAATATTTAAATCTTTTTCAGTTTTTTCCCAAATAACTAATAAAATATTATATAAAATACTTAATAATGAATATAAATAATAAGGGGATTTATTAGTAGGAAAATTATCACTATTTAAATAATCAATATATTTAATATAACTTTTATAAATACTTAATAATCTCGATAGATTATAAGTAGGTTTATTATAATTTATATTATCTAAATTAAATAATTTTTTAGTAATTTCAAATTTTTCTAAAAATAATTTTAAATCTTTACATAATTTTATATTATTTTCAGGTATAATTGGTAATTCATCCATAAAAACTTTACATATTTCTCCATTTTCTAATGACATAAAAGTAATTAAATCTAATTTATTTTTAATATCTTTAATAAATAAATCTTTAGAATTAAAATTAAGAGAACTAGAAATAGCATTAATAATACTATCATTCGTAATATATTTAATTTTATTTTTATTATTTTTATGATTAATACCTATTCTAACAAAACATTTATCAGTTCTATTTAAAATTTTAGAACATAAAGAAAATTCAACATTTGGAAATAATAATTCATGTAATATTTGAGGAATAACACCATATCTACCAACATTTATAGGAGCGGATTGATTCATTATATAATTTTCTGCTTTAATTAAAGGTTCGCTAGTTTCTTCTGATTTTTCTGGTTTATTTAATTTATCAGATTTTATTTTTTCATTATTATAATATTTACATTTATTTAATTCTTCTTCTTTTGGTTCTTTTTTAAAACAACACGGAACACATATACCATTATCATCTGGTTTAATTAATTTAACATATCTTTTTTTATTTTTATCATTATCAAAAAATAATTCCATAGGTTCTTCATTTTCAATAGGACATTTTGGATTAGTTTCATCAGGATTTAAAGGTATTTTACTTTGAGGACACCATAAACGAGGGCATGTATAATAATTTTTAATATCAGGATTACTACCATATTCAATAACATTATCAAAATGAAAATTATTATCAGTTTTAAGTTTATCTAATTTATCTTTAGATAATACGATAGGTTGATTAATAGCTTGACATTTTTGTCTAGCATAATTATTAGCAAATAAATCTTTGTCTGCTTGTTGTAATAAATTAACAAAATAACTATGTTTTTCTTTACCAAGAGCACCACCTTTAATATCTGACATATCAAAATCTATATCATAATCTAATTTACCTAAATCAATAGAAGAAGAACTACTATCTTTAGAAGATGATTTTACGATAGGTTCTTCGATAGGTTCTTCAATAATAACAATGGGTTTTTTTGTTTTAGTTATTTTTTTAATATCGCGAGATAATGATAATATTCTAATAATCCAATATTTTAAATAATCTAATTCTTTTTCATTAGGAATATTATATATATTAATAATATAACCAGTTTTATATAATTCAATAATAACAATAGTATCAATATTTTTATCAAATTCGTTTTTTTCAACAATGAGTTCGTCGTCTAATTCTTTTTGTTCTTTAATAAGATTAATAGCATCTTCTTTTGATAAATTTAAATTTATTAATTCTAATAAAATTTCAGAATCAGTAATACCTAATTCTAATCTTGATTTAATATATTTACTGAAATCTAAACCTTGTTTATTATAATTTGAGGTTCTTTTATAAATACAATTAATAGAATATTTATCTTTATCTTTATTAATTTTAATAATTTGGAAAATATCTATAAATTCTCCTATTTTTTTAACTAAAATTTCCATATTAGAATTATCTTGATTAAATAATAAATTAACTTTAATTGATGTTTCTTTTAATTTTATTGTTTCTTTAATAGCAATTTCTAATAATTTTACTAATTTTTTTTTACTTTTATTAATATTATCCCAATTAATTGCTTGTCTTAAATCTAATATATATGAAAATAAAATTAAACCTTTTTCATCAATAGATATTTTACAATAAGTATTATTAGCTAATATTGAATATAAATTAATACATTTATATTTAGATATTTTATCTAAATTAGTCCAATTATTTAATTGTTCAATAGTTATTTTATGGTTTTTATGTAATTTATATAATATTTTAGAAGAATCATTAATCCATTGTATTAATGAAATATTATCATTTGTATTTAAATTTTCAAATATTTCTGATAATATTTTTATTTTTTTAATTTGATAATTTAAATCATATCTATGATAATGTGTATAAATTAATTGAATATTTGAAATATTATTATCTACTAATGATTTCATTTTTTTATCTCTTTTTCTATATTGTTCTATTTGTGGTATTTGTTTATCAATAAAATAATATTTATTATCTTTTAAATCTATAATATCATTATTATATATAATATTAATGTGATTATAATTAAATAATTGTGTTGTTTTATATATATAATTAATAGGTTCATTTAAATCTTTATTTTTTCTATTTATAGATTTATATGGATTAATATTATATCCATCCCATTTTACAGTTTCTATATCAAATAATATAGATTTTGTATTTGTCCATGAATATATTGGAAATTTTAATGTTTTATCAATTGTTTGAATATATAATCCAATTTTATTTATAGCATCTTCTACATTATCATCATTATATATTATATCAGGTATATCAATTCCGTCTTTTATACTGCCATCATTATTAAAAACATATAATGTTTTATTATTTTCAGAATTCCATTTATATACTTTAATTGGTTTATACGGTTTCATATTAATAATCTCTATCTTAATGTTTTACTATTTTTTTTATTTTCCATTAAATAATTAAGATGAATGAATTAGTACTTAAAGATTTTTTATATAATTTAAAAGAAAAATTTGATAATAATAATGATAATATAACTATTAATGATATTACGAATGATAATACAAATAATATAAATGATAATACTAAAAATAAAGTAATAAATAATATAACAAAATATATATATTATGGATTTTTTATATTAATAGGATTAATAATTTTAACTATAATAATAAAAACAGTATCATATTTTTCATCATTACGATCTAATTTACAACAACCACCAATAATACAACAACCACCAATAGTACAACAACAACCAATAGTACAACAACCACCAATAGTACAACAACCGGTAGAAAAACTTACAGATACATTAATATATCAAACACCTGAAAATAAAATAACAGGAGGTAATAAAAGAAAATATTATAAAAAAATAATACAAAAAAATAAAATTAGAAAATAAGTTTTACATAATTATTAAATTTATATCCGATATAAATACCTGTTAATAAACATAATAAATATATAATAAAATTACTAAAAAATTTATATATTATTAATAACACAACAATACTAATAATAATATAATCTATTTTCATTTACTAATATATATTTAGATAACAATTGCTTTATTATGACCAACTCTAATATCAGTATTAACTACAATAGAATAACCGGCTTTAACAATATTTTTACAGAAATAAACATCTTCTGAACACATATCTCTAAGTAATTTTCCGTCATCGGTAATAATTTCTTGTAATTCTCCATTAAAATAAGGATATGACATTTTTTTAAGAACTTCACTACGAACACCGAAAAATCCCATACCAGCATAATTAACAGTCATATATTTTAGACTAGTTTCTTTTTTCCATTCCTCAATAAATTCAGGAGTTAAAAATTCAAAAGTACCTTTTTTAGCAAAATATTCAGTATTCCAATCTTTAACAATAGCAAATTGAGTTAAATTAGCCATTCTATACATACCACTAACAACAGGATGAGTTTCAAGAGATTCAATTAAATCATTAACTTGTTGAGGAGTAAAGATAACATCACTATCAATAGTAATCCAATAATCAAAATCAATATTATCAAAAGGTTTTTGTTGAATACCTCTTAAAACATCTAATCCCAAAGTTTGCATACGCGCAAAAGTTACAAATGAACTAACACCTGGTGCGACGATTATATCATATTTACCGCTTTCCCATAAATTATTAAGAGTACTAGTCCAAGATAATAAAAATTTTGATGAAAAACTATCACCAGGTATTGCTAATATAATTTTTTTTCTTTTTTTATCATCAGCAACAACTGCATTATTAGTACCAACAGTTTTAGTATCAACTTCTATTGTATCACTCATTCTATATAATTATTTAAAAATATATTCTTATATAATTTTAAATAAATATAATGTTCTATTAAGATTTCCAATAATTTCATCTTTTAAATTATATAAATCAGTATTAGATATAGAAATATAGTTAGAAATATCATTTTGTAAAAAATAAATAATTGAATTTATATATGTAATTATTTCATCATCATTATATATATTAGAAATAATAATTTCTTTTTTATTTACAGCTTTAGTAAAATTATTATTTATACCAATAAATATTTCTAAAAATTTATCAAAATTACTAGTTAAATTTGATAATAATTCATCGCTTGCTTTATGACGCGCATAATTTTTAGTAGTTAAATGATAAAGATGAATAGTATTTTTATAACTAGTAAATATATTATAAACTTATAAATGATATATTATTTTTTATTTTTTTAGACATAATACTATTATAAAAATATATAAAAATAAACATATATATAATTATGTCATAAAGATATATAAAAATTTAACTATAAATATTATAGAATAATGAATTCATCATATTTATACAATATAGAAATTGATGAAAATTCACCTCGTTCAGAACAACCCTCTAATATAAATTTATTATTAAAACCTCATCAATTATCTGGATTATACAAAGCAACATTAATGGAAAAAAATGGAAAAATAAATTATAATATAAATAATACAGATTTATTTCATAATAGTAATATAAGTATATCAGGTAATATTGGAATTATTGGTGATATAGTAGGTTATGGTAAAACATTAGTAGCATTATCAATAGTAGCAGACAATAAATTAGAAAATATACACATAAATGAAAATTGTATAAAAAGTTATAATAGTTCAATAGGATATAGTTATTTTAGTATTTCTTATAATAATTATATTTTACCAAATATTCAAAATAATATGATAAATAGTACATTAATTATAGTACCAAGAGGTCCGGTATATTTACAATGGGAAAATACTATTAAAAAACATACAAATTTAAAATATTTAGCAATAGATAATTTAATATTTATTAAAAAATATTTACCAATATATAATGGAAATAATGTTAAAGAAATATATGATTATTTTAATTCTTATGATGTAGTATTAATTAAAAATACTACTTTAAAAATATTATTGGATTTTTATACAAATTCTAATAATGTTTCTTTTATTAAAAATTGGAAAAGAATTATGATTGATGAGGCTCATGATATTATATCTAAAATACCATTATTTAAATATTATTATTTATGGTTAATTAGTGGTACATATACTGAAATACCAAGAAAATTATATAATATTAGTTGTAATTCATTAGCATATACATTAAAAGATTATATAACTGATGATTATATTAATTTTATGTTAATAAAAAACAATGTTAAATATATTAAAAATAGTTTTAAAATACCTGCACCAATTGAACAATATTATACATGTAAATTAGCAAATGATATTTCTGCTATTAGAAAATTTATTAATCCTTCTATTTTAGAAAAAATAAATGCTAATGATATTTCTGGCGCTATTAAAGAATTAGGTGGTAAAAATGAAACTGAAAGTAATATAATTGAACTTGTATGTAAAGAATTAAATAGAGAATTATCTAATAAAGAAATTGAAAAAGAATATATTAATAATTTAGATATTACGCCTGAAAGTAAAACTTTAAGAATTAAAAATATTAATACTGAAATTGATATACAAAAACAAAAAATTAATGATTTAAAAGAAAGAATATCCGAATTATCTACAAAACAATGCGCTATTTGTATGGATTTTTATAATATGCCGATTATATTAGAATGTACTCACGTTTATTGTGGTGGTTGTTTATTTAATTGGTTAAAAAGTACAAAAAGTGGTAATTGTCCAACGTGTAGAAAAATAATTAGTCCATCTAATATGATTGCTATTAATAATAATGAAAATGAAAATGTTGAAATTAAACAAGAATTATTTAGTAAAGAAGATACTTTTATTAATATTATTAAAAATAAACCAAATGGTAAATTTTTAGTTTTTAGTAGAATTGATAATGGTTTTGAAAAAATTAAAATTAAAATGAATGATAATAATATTAAATTTGATTTATTAAAAGGTTCTACTTCTCAAATGATGAATACTTTAAATAAATTTAAAAACGGTGATATTAATATTATTTTATTAAATACACAATATGCTGGTAGTGGTATTGATATTAATTTTGCTACTGATGTTATTATTTTTCATTCAATGGGACTTGATAAACAACAAGCTGTTGGTAGAGCACAAAGAGTTGGTAGAACAGAACAATTATATATTCATAATTTATGTTATGAACATGAATTAAATGTAAATTTATAAAAATTATAAGGAAGAGTACATTTTAGGTTTTTTTAATTTTTTTATTTTTTACTTTAAAGTAAATTATTTTTATTTTTGAAATTTTGTAAAATGTACTCTCAGTATTAAATTGATAAGGAATATATTATATAGCATTAAGATATATCATTTATATAATATATCTTAATACATTAAATAACATTAAGATGTATTATAATACATCTTGCTACTCTTCTAAATATTAAAGAATTAAAAGGAAAAGTACATTTTAGGTTTTTTTAATTTTTTTATTTTTTACTTTAAAGTAAATTATTTTTATTTTTGAAATTTTGTAAAATGTACTCTCACTATTGATTTATAAAATTTAATAAATTATTATTTATAGATAAATATAATATTGGTATAATCGTATAATTATATATATATAATTTATGTTTATTACATAAATTTAACATAAAATCATAATTATTTAGTTTTAATTGTTCTGACCCTATTTTTTCATAATTATCATCTAATTTTATTATTATTAATTCTTGATTTTTATTTATTATATCTTTTAAATCAATTTTCCAATTTTCTTTATATCGTTTATATATATAATCAGCAACATATATTTTTTTTATTTTATTACTTAATAAAATAAATATTAAACAAAATATACTTAATCCTAATACAACTACTTTTGAATTTATTAAATAATTTATATCAGTCTTGATATCATTTTTATTCCATTTATAATTATTAATTTCATTATAATATTTTGCTGTTGGATTATTTAGTTCTTCAGTTATTAGTATTATATTATTTGTATTTTCTCTTTTTATTATTTCTTCATAATAACTTAAAGGCGGTTGTACATATTCATTATTATAATTTCCTTTAAATATATCACCACTTCTTAAATATATTGTTAAATCATAATTATTATTATAATTATAATTTATATCTCTTATTATTGGTTTAATATATTTATTAAATAA